GTCTTGTTGTTAGCCGACACGATGGCGCTCAAGGCACCAGTCACATCCAGCGTGCCGCTGACGGTCTGGCTGCCGCTGACTGCGAATGAACCTGTGCCGCCGAGGTTCGGCGCGAGCGTCAGCGTGCCATTCGCCTGACGGAAGCGGCTCGGACCGTAGGTGCCTGGAGTCGTGTTCTCCGCGATATACACATCGGACTGACCAGAAGCGATGCGAGCTTCGGCGAGGTCGAGCGTCTTCGCTCCAGCCGATACCGTGCCAGTCGTTGCAACGGTGATCGTGATCAAAATAAAGGCAGCATCGGATGGCGCGGCGGTGTTAACCGCAGAAGTGACTGCGGTGATAGTCGTCGGACCTGCACCGATGACGGTGAAGGTGTTGGCGGTGCTTGAGGTGTTGCCCGTTCCAGTTGTCGTAGCTCCATCGGATTTATACCAAGTGAATCCGATTGTGGCGTTGATAACGGTGGATGCGGTTGCAGCGAGTAGCGTCATCTCTGGAACGAAAACAAACTCGCGGTTGCGTGAGCCTGGCACTGGTACAAATCTGGTAAGCGTGGCGCTCTTTCCTGTCGTCGTCGCGCCAGCAACAGACCAGCGCAGCACATTGCCGCTCGCCTGACTATTGTCGGCGACGATCGCGCAGGTAATTGCTCCCGCGCTATTCACGTCGGTGAACGTCCAGTAGGGAAGTTGGTTAGTCGAACTAAGCACTGCGCTCGCCTCTACTGGTGGTGTTGCAAAGTCTCCATTTGCTACGCCTGCCTGAATCTCGCGCAGCGCAGCAGGACCGAACAGCAGCGCCGAAGCTCCATCTGATGATGTGCTAACAAGAGGCGAACCGCTGTCGGAGTTTACTCCGCCTTCCAGCGCGCCAAATCCATCAACGTTCGTTCCGTACTTTCCCATTATTCTGCTCCTGTGATGAGGAACTTACCAAACGCCTGTCGGCGAAAGTCTGCCTCAATATCGTAGCGAACTTGGAACGTGTCGCCAGACTCAAACCTCATATTTACTGACGCAATGCGTAGGATTGTTGACGACAGGTCGAACGGCGCAGCAGTGAGCTTCACGTACTGGTTTGGAAGCCACGCCTTTACAAGCGTATAGGTAGCAAGCGCCGTGAGTGCGTATCCCTGCGAGTAGCCGTACGACCAGTCAGGCGATGAGGTCTGGCTGAGATTCGACCCAGCGATGGTGAAGGACACCGTACGTACTGGCTGCGCGAGCGATGTCATCGTGGCGCGTGCGAGTTTCCCCAACTGCTCGCCGCGTATCGTTGTGTCTTTCGCCGCAATCTTTGGTGCGCTGTAGACCTCATGCGGAAGCGCACCCGTGCGCGCAGTAAGACCTGCGCCGTTGCGGGAATATGTTCCGCTGTACGTTCTGAAGTACGGATCGTTTGTTGGTGCAGTTGGGAATGTCTGGTTTGTATCGTATCGGTTGTAGCACGAATCGGCTTGCACGAAGATTCCCTTGACGATCCTGTCGTGGTTCAGCGTCACAGAAATGTCGCGTGCCAGAATCTTTGTCGTTACTGATGCCGATCCCGTTGCTGTAGTGCTCGGGTCGATCACGATCTCGGCTGGCGCATTGGCATACGACGGCGCAGCGGTAACTGGTCCATAGTTCAGCCGACCATCTCCAGTAATCCAGTAGCGGTAGCGAGCTCCAAACTTTCCAGCAGCATCTTCTGTCACTTGGTCGAGCGCGCTCTGTAGGGTCGTAGCCTTAAACTTCTGCTGCCCTACAACTTGCGCGCTCCCACTAAACACCGCGCGAGTAGCTCCGCTGATAACCGACGTGTCAAGTATCTGTCGCGTTGTTGCATCGTTCACTTGAGTATTAACGCGAGCCAGCAGTCCGTTAATGATGTCCTGATCCGTGCTGCTTGCATCGCCAATGGTGAACGAATCCGCATAGGAGGTAGACAGCACATTGTTAGTTCCGCGCCGCACGATTGTCTTGCTCAACCATCCTTCGGCTGAGTCTACCTGCACACTCGCAACTGTACCTAGACCATTGGGGAGGAGCTTCGCGTCAATGTTTGTAATGTATCCAAGAAACAGCGGGGTGGACACGCTATAGCGCGAGTCAAAAAACTGAACGCGAGCGTTGTCATTTACCGCGCCAGACTTCCACCAAGACCCGCCAACTGGAGTCTTTGTCTGCACAACGTCAAACGACATACTGCTGCTGTTTCCGTCACCGCTGATGGATAGGTTAAACGTTGACAGATCGACGTACGGCGTGGTTGTGGCGCTGACTGCTGGTAGCGTAAGGATGTCTGCGTCTGAGTTAACGCCCGCAACGATGAGGCTAAACGGTCGCGCCATTTACTTGACGCGTGACTTGCCAGCGTTGCGCGCGAGTGTGCCGCCAACAAGTTTATCTTGCTTGTCCGTGCCAATATCAAAGTTTACCGATGCGGAATACCCGCGCGGAGTTGTCAGTGTTCTATTCCCACCATAGTCTGCACCTGGAATTCGCACGCTGCCACCAATAATGTTTGGGCTGTTTCGTAGTGATTCTCCAAGTACGCCGAGCAGCTCTACGAGTGTGGTTACGATCTTGACAATGTTGGTGAGTGTTCGGAAGAATCCTTTGGCAAACCCAGCGGCAACATCAAACGCAATCCCAATTGCAGTAAGCGCAACTGCAAGTGGTCCTTTGCCGTCATCCCAAAGAGTCTTGGCGAGCTCTCCGACGGCTTCCGCCAATGGTGCGATCGCGTCAACAATCTTCCCGAATGCTGGGCGTACAACCTTGAGCGCATCCTGCACGGCTGGAAGTACGGTAGTCGAGAAAAAGTCCAGCGCATCGTTAACGATCGGAAGGAACTCGTATCCCATCTTCTCAAGTGCTTCGTTTAGTCCAATCTGTGCCTTTGCGAATTTGCCAGCAGTTGTGTTCGCAATTTCTTTTGCAGCACCGCCGTATTTTGAGGTAGCCTTCGCGAGAATCTCTTGTAGCTTCGCACCGCTTTTTACTTTAATACCGAGCGTTGTGAGCCCTCTTGTTGATCCGTTTGCTCCGCGCCCAATTGCCATCACGACATCGCTAAGGCTCTTACCGCTCACGGCTGCGATATCCGCAGCAATTCCATTAACCTTCAGCAGGTCGGCTTGTTTCTTAAAGAATCGTGAGCCAGTCTCAATACCAGCGCGAACGTCGTCATCCGTGAATCCAAGCGCAGCCATTGACTGTGTCTGTGCGTCAATCTTCGCCTTTAAGTCGTCCGTGAGAATTCCACGCGCGCGGAGGGCAGCGTTAAGTCTGGCGGTATCGCGCTCATCCTGCACTGCTGCATTAACAGCAGCGATTCCCATTGCGGCAATTGCTGCGGCAGCAGCGACGGCGGCAACCTTAAGGGCTCCGAGCGCCTTCTCTCCCGCGCTCTTTACTCCACCAAAGGATCGACCAACGCCCTTAAGCACCTTCGTAGCAGCATCTTTCGCAATAATTGCAAACACCGCCTGACCAGTTGCGGATACCACTTAGCGCCCCTTTCTCTTAAACTTCGTGATCCTCTTTCGGAACACTTCGTCGTTCATAAACTTAGCCATCGTGTCCCAAAAGGCTCCGATTGCTTTCTGCTGAACATCTACACGTTTCGCTGTGCTGGTAACGAATGGTCGTGCTGCAACAATTTTTGACGATGACGCTGATTGTTTTGGTGTCATTATCCCAGCGGCGACTTGACCCCACGAGATTCCCATACTACCCGATGTCTTTACGCCTCTAACCTTGTGTCCAGAGGTGACGAAGTACCTGTACCAAGCTCCGCTAGAATCGCCGCGCGTACCGCCAGGGCGAGGACCTACTGTTGCCGACGGCTGCTGATATCGACCAGCCTTTGTTGAGATAGAACGACCAAGCCTTCCCGTGCGCTTTGGCGCAGCGGCTTGCATAGGCTTCTGCATCGTACGCCCTGCGTTCATCGCGGCGATCACGAGCAGCCGTTTGTACGCACGCGGGTTTGATCCCTGAAGGAACCCCATCTGAAACTGTTCCCAAGATTCCTCAAACTTGAGCTCTACTTCAACGCCAGCGCCACGCATCTTACTTCCTATCTTTCGGCTGCATCTCGGCGTGAATTTGCCACGCACGAATCACTTGCTCTACTGGCAGGCTCGCAACTTCATCTGGAAACATCCCGAACTTTTCACCGAGGATGTGGAAGATAATCTCTGGCGGTGGTGCGATCGCTTGACCGATCGCCATCCGCCGTGCTGCGAGCCTTACTTGGGGTCCAGCGATTGACCCTCGGACCACTTACGCATGACGCTTGACAGAGCCTCAATCGGAGCGTCCAGAATATCTGTCGCAGCGTTTCCGTCTATGTCCTTGAAGTTATGCGTAACGACCATCTTGGCAAACGCCTTGAGTGCTCGATCGGCTGAGCCCGAATCAAGCTCCAGCAGAATATTTGCCGAAACAGATGCCTTAATCTCTGCGTGCCATCCTGCGTACTCGCCATCCAGCTCAATTTTTTTACTTGCCATCTCCACCCTCCTGCGGCATCTAGCCGCCTGCTATTACGGCGCTGTTGACAGCGGCGAGTCTACGATGATTCGTAGCGACTTGCCTGACGTTGTGTCATATGCAAGGCGCAACGACACTTCGTTGACGACCAAGCCATCCTGATCGGCGCTCAACGGAACAACGTTCTCAACTACCCACGAGCCGAGAATCCACACTCCGTAAGAGTTGGAGTCTACGCCTGTGAGTCGAAGGAACTTCTGTGTTCCGATTGAGGTGATCGGGAAGGAAGTCGTCGCGCTGCTGTTGCTTGCCACAGTGATTGTCATCGTCGCGTCGAGCGATCCGAGGAAGCCAGCCGTGGCTGCAGTAAGGCTTGCGTCCAGCGCATTAACCATAGCCATCCCCGTTGTAATGGAGAGGCTGAACGACAGCACGTCATCATAGTCGGTTGCAGTTGGGGAAACCGCAGCCTTGCTTGGGAATGTAGAGGCTGTACTAAGCTTCAGCAGTCGACCAGCGAGCATTGGCTGTGCTGGAATTGCTGTCGCGTAGGCGAGCGCGGACGATGCAACTGTTGAGGCTGCAAACGTTACGCCAGCCTGCATAATCCCCGACGCATCCGCACTCATTGTGATCTCAGTTGGGATCGCATCTGTGACGAGGTACTTCTGCACGCCATCACCGACGAGCAGCGAGTAAAACACAGGAGTGTCAACATCAGTCTGCGTTGGCGACCAGTCCCAAGTGTATGGTCCAGCGCCAGTCGTGCTCGCTCCAATCGCATCAAAAATAAGTGGAAGAGTACGAAGCGAAGAAGGCGACTCGCTGATGGAGACAACTGGGTTCTTACCAGTAATAACTACACGACCAGCCTGAATTGCTGTACGCACGCCAACGGATGTAGACTCCCCGAGGTCAACCGTCACCCCGAGGTCGAGCGAGCCGATCGCTTCGCTGAACATAT